GGTGAAAAAGCATAAACCAGACAATGTATCCCGCTGAGATTGTGGAGATACCTAACTGTCTGGCTTTGAGTATAATATTAAATCGATAATCATTGAAATCTTTGAGAAGATCTTTTTGATAATCAAAAGTTTTAAAAGGAATGAGGCCTTTTAGGGGGTGTGAGATGCGGCAATAATTATCAATAAAAAACTGAGGGTCCTTACCGCATTTCACTATCTCCCTAACGATTTCTTGCTTTGATAGTTTAAAAGCCATTAGCCCTTCTTGCGTGTGTCGTTCTGAGGTCTCTTGGTTGAGTGTTGTTCTAAAAATTTACGAGTGACATCACGCACTGATGTTTCATATGGCTCATCTGCTTTGATACCAGAAATAGTGTAATGTTGATACGCTTGTACAAAAGTTCTGACTCGGCTTGTTGTTTGAACTAAAATCTGAGGTTCGCCTTTCTTTTTGAGGGTGACACCTTTGCCGGTTATTGCTTTATATTCTCTTTGTAGAAATTTTTTAACTTCATTTAACATACGCTCAATTTCTTGCTCGTATTTTGGGTCGGCTACGTCTTTAAGTCTTTCATCGCTTTGATAATTTATAACCATTGAGTTGCCATAAAATTTTACGGAGAACCCATCGTTAATTCGTTTGTCCATGATAGCACAGCCCTCTTCTCTTCGTAAGCCAACTTTTCTTACCTGTCCGTCTAAAGAAAATCTTTCATCGTGTGCACCGTCATATGCATTTGCTGCTGCTTGGGCTAACCCTTGAATAATTTCTAACATTTATTTGGTCTCCATCCGTTTTTCCATCTTTCCTCTCTTCCTTCAATATATTGTATGTAACAATTCCAGCAACAACCAAATTTTGTCATGTAGACGTCATCTTTTGATTTGAATGAATATGTTTTACAAGTTGAGCAAGAGCGATTCGACTCTTCTTTAAGTAGTTTCTTGGGGATAAAAACACCATTGACCTCTTCCTTCTCACTGTCTTCAGTGTCTTTATTATTATAATACACTTCTTTCAGTTCGTCAAGATATTTTTTTTCTTTTTTTTCATCCCACTTAGATTTAGGATTAACAATCGCTTCCTCGCCGTATTTTTTTGCAATTGCTTGTTCTACCTTTATAGCGTAATTAGGGTCTTTATTGCTCATTTATACCTCTGTGATTTTCATTTTTTTATTTCCAAAGTGAAAAAAGGATCAGTTTCCGTGGGTAATGTTTCTATGTGGACAAGGCCACTTGCTTTTGCCATCATACTAGAACTTGGGGGCATCTGTCTGAATCGTAAAAATCTTTTCATTAGATTAAAAGATCTTTTCTGGTTTTCTTTATACCTTAGAAAAAGCGTGTTGCCTTTAATTTCTACATCGGCTGGCTTAAATCCAATTCGTCTAGGAGCGATCTCTACTGCAATCATTAAAGCCTCAAGCCAATCTTCTGGGCTTTTGTTGGCTGAAAGAAGATCATTCATAGTATCTATTAATTCACTTTTCTCATCTGCAGGCATATTGTTGTATTTTTCCAAAGCCTTTGATTCTATTACGTTATTAAGTTCTTCTTTGATAATCTGCTTTATTTGTTCTTTTGAAAGTTTCATTTCTTTAAGTCTGCTATTTTGTTCATTAATCTGTTTTTTTCTTGAGTCATAGGATCATCAGCGAGACCAATTTCGTCTTGTCCCGGATACATCATCCCTTGTAGTTCCTCTAGTTCTTTTTCCAAGTCAGCAATTTGTTGCTTGATTTCAGCCGCTCTTGCCATTTTCATCATGTCTTCATCGCCCTGTCTTTCCATTTCCTTGCGGGAATCCATGTACATACCTTCATCGACAACAGATTCAATTTCTTCTTTTATAATTTGCATTATTTGTTCTTTAGTTAGTTGCATCAATTTTCCTCACTGCATAATATGTCCCTAGTGATGTTCCCGAGGCTAACAAAAATCCGCCGAAGAAAGCCCACATAGTTCTGTTTGGTTTTATTTCTTTTCGGAGTGCTTGAATTTCTTGATCTCGCAGTTCCAATAGAGTTGCGTTCTTTGCTGTTTCTGTTTCCAACTCTGCTTTTAAATAGTCTATTTCTAATTGTAATTCCGCTTTTGCAATTGAAACTGTTAGTTCTTTTTGGATTTCACACTGCTCAACGGACATCTCACGACCAGCAATAATGTTAGCCACAGCCTCATCGTTCATTAAGCGACCATCAAATGGTGCAAAGTCACCTTGCTTGACGTGTATCATTAAAGGCTCTGCTGATACAACAGAAAACAAAAATAATAACATTATGACTTATCCTTTGGGTTCATTACAAGGATACCAAATTCATCAGCAAGAATACGATCAATCGCAGCGGGGTTAGTTTTATTTGCTTCGATAAGTCTTCTCACTCTTTCTGCCTTGATCAATTGCAGTTCATCAGAAGATTCCATTGCTGCTTGATTTGCGACATTTAATGCTTGTTTATATTTTTGGTTGGCAGTGGCTTGCAACTCTGTTTTTTTATCCGAGGCGCCTTCAATCGCATCAACTTCTTTTTTGTAAAGGTCTCGTGCCATTTGCAATTGAGTCTCTAAGGCTTTAACTTTTTTGCCTCCGAGAAGGTACGCTAAAACTATAGCGCCCCCAATAACCAGAAATCTCCAGTTATGGAAGCACCATAGTTTTACTTTAGCCCAAGTAGTTAACATTAACAACCACTCTGACAACTAACACAGGCACAACATCCACAACAACAACAGCAATGTGCGCTGTTGAATAAATTTGCTAGTTTGTGTAAAAATGCTTTCATCTCGTTACCCTCCATGTTTCCAAGATCTTGCAAAGTCAATCACAGATTGACCGCCGATGTAGCAGACCGCAATCATACCCCAAATATCAGGATCCAAGCCAGCCCATAGCATAAGAGCGGTCGCAGTCAGAAAAACAAGCAGTTTACGACTTGCAAGTTTCTCTTGGGCAGCATCCAAAATTCCTTTTTGTTTGTTATCAAGATAAAGTTTATCTCTAATAACAACTTGGCCTTTTTCTGAAATTTCTTTAGCGGCAGTTTCTAAGTTTTCTGCTGCAGTTCCTAGGGCTTCTTTAATATCTTCTTTATCCATTATACTTTTACCTTTGCATAGCCATCCAATTTTTGAATATCAATTGTCATATCAACAATATCTTTTAGAGATTCTAGATGGGAAATAAGAAGAACCGTTTTGAATTGACTCTTGATCATTTGAAGAAGTCTTATAAAACCTTCCATATGATCTTGATCCAATGCAGTCGCTGGTTCATCGAGTATAAATAGTTCGCTCTTAGGTAAATTGGTAATAGAAATTAAAGCCAGACGTATAGCCATAGATGCAATCGTCTTCTCTGCTCCTGAACCCATTGACAAGGGGCGTGGATCATACTTTGGGTGTTTTATGTAAATCTCTAATTTATTATCAACATTATCAAAGAACACTTCAAAGTCCACTATTGTATTCAACACAGAGGAAATTTCATTATTTATAATTGGTAGCATTGATTTAATTACTTGATACGACACTCCGTTTGGATGCATTGCTTGGATGTATAAATCATATGCAATGAATTCTTTTTCCGCGTCTCTTATTTGCTGAAGGTGTTCTTTTGCCTCCTCAATAAGCCTTCTTGTTGAACCTTCTTCTGACATGAGTTTCATGATTTTCTTGTTACAACTATCTAGGTCCTCTTTCTTTCTGTCAACGGTTAGTTTAATTGCTTTAAGATCTCTTCGTAAAGACTCCAAGTTATCGTATGCCTCTTGATTTTCGTAATAGTGGTCAATTTTTTTATTGATCTCTTCGATCTCTTTTTCCGCAAGAGCCTTTTTACTCTTGTTTGCAGAGATTTCTGACTTGATGCTTTTGATCTTAACTTCATTTGTTTTTACCTCTCTGGTTTTAACACTGTGATCTCGCAATTCTGCTTCAATATAAACAATGTTGATGGCTTCTTTCTTCTCGTTGATTAATTGTAAATCGTACTCAAAATTATTTAGAGACTTACGGGACTTTACAATCAAAGTTTTTGCCTCCTCAGCCTCTTTGACGAACTGATTATCGCAACAAAATTTACA